ACTGGGAACAACATTGAGGTTATTTTTTCCATGTTCATTTAAAACTCCTATATAAACCAAGTAATTATTGAATACCGCGTTCCTTTTGTTACAGGCATTACTTCATGGGGGTACATAAAATTAGAAGGGAATAATAAAGCATCTCCTTTTTCTAATTTATATTTTAGTTCTTTATTAAAGAAAGCAAACTCTCCACCTTCAAAGTCATCATTTAATATAAACGAACAGGATACTGCTCGCGGTCTTGCCTTAAAAGAATCTGTATGTTCTATATAAAAGCACCCTTCAGAATATTTTAGTAATTCATAACCACTATCTTCTTCAATGTTACAATGAGGAAATTTAGTGTTATATTCTTTTATGCATTTACTGGCACCGTCAAATATTGCATTATCTAGTTTATGTCTAGTATCTTTATTCTTCTCTATAACGTGCGGATAAGAAATAACAATAGTCTGACAATTTCTTATAGTTTTTTCTACGGCGCCTTTGCCGCCAATTACAGTATCTATCCACTCATTACTATTTACAAATTCATTAAGAATATCGTCACATATTTTAGCGTTTAAAGCATTTTTAACTATGTAAATGTAATCACTTAAATTAGTCTTCATTTTCTTGTATTCTTATATTTTTGTAAATAAACCAAGATACAAGAACTTCTCTTGGATCAGTAGAAGGAGTTGTATAATGAGTATACATTCCATACGGAGGAAATATAATTACTTTCCCTGCTTCAGTTTTAATTATTCTATTTTGATTAGGAAATATTAATTCTCCACCATCTTTTGGAGTATTTAAACATAATACAATAGAAGCATATCTAAGAAAAACACCGTCTAGTTCTCCATCACCATGTGGATGTGCTATATCTCCTGGATTATAAATATGATATTTATATCCGCTATCCGCAGATTGTTTTTGAGGAGAGTATCTTTGAATTATAATATTTTTATGAAGTAAACTAAAAAAATTATGAAGTTTACTATCAAGTTCTTTAAGACTTTCATTATTTGTAATATTTACAGTATATCCATCTCTATAATACTCAGTAGGAACATTAGTATTTATAAAAGGTTTAACTGATTTTTTTATTTCTTCAATTAAGTTTAAATCTATATAATTGGGTAACTCTATAATCATATACTATTCTTTTTTATACTTATCAAAGTAACAAACCCAATTCTCACCTCGACCTCTTACATAATGTAAAAACACTTGTCCATATTCTTGACCTTTAAACTCATATCTCCAGTGTGGAGAAATCATGCCTAAATATATTACAGCTTGCCCTGGTTTAAGGTTGTAAGAAACTTCTTCGCGATTAGGTTTCGTAAAATAAATAGGCCAGTCAGTTCCATCATTTCCTAAGTGCAGAGTTACACTTATTTCACAAGCATGTCTATCTGTATGCTTTTTTAAAACCTCGCCATTTGCATATATTCTTGCATAACTATATGTAGGAAACATTGGTTCTTCTAAAACTTCGGACATAAATGGTATTTTATTTATAAGCAATTCTAAAAACCATCTAAAGTCATACATAGCTAAAGATTTAGGGCATTGAGTATCATAAGCAAAAGCTTGAGGATTTTTAGATGCTTCCTCTTTAAAATAATTATATAATTCTGCTGCTTTATCAGAGGTAATAAAATCTTCTATTACTACATAATTATTATCTAATAGTTTTTGTTTTAAACTCATGAGTTATTTTTAATTATCCAATATTTTCTGCCACCACATACAAAAGGATTATGCCAAGCTTCTATGTATATGTCCTCATCTGAAGTTTTTGTGTAGGCTATATTATCAGAAAAAGTATATATCATTCCTTGATTATTTAAATCTTCATCGTCGTATCTTTTATACTCTACTTTTTCATCATTAAATATATCTTCTATCATTGAAATAGACATTAAACTACCAATATTATTTATCGGTCCATGATACTCATGACTATACTTATAGTTTTTTATTTTAAATTCTATATTGTTATTAAATCTATTTACGGCTGTTTCATAAGCAATATATTTAGCGTGTCTTATTGTGTTTATTAAATCTTGTTTCCAATTATTTATATTATATGAAATGCCAAAATGAATTATTAAATCAAACTTATCATCTAATTTCCAGTTGGTATCTTCATCAATTAATATAACTTTTGCTGAAGGGTCTTTTCTTAAAACTTCATCTAAGACTTCTTGTCTACCATCGCTAAACGTAACATCTGCACCTAATGCTTTAAAATAAAAACCTACATTTCCATAGGCACATCCAAGTTCTAGTATTTTTTTGTCTTTAAACCAATCTTTACCTAAGACTTGTTCTAACTTTGCTACTCGTTTAACTCTCCACTCATTAAATAATCCACCAAATGTAGGGTCTGATTCATAGAGTATATCTAAATTAGACACTAGTCCAAACTTCTGTAGGTACTGTAGGCCAGTTAATATCTCCAGCTACTGGATTTAATGCATATTGTCTAACAGAGTTTCTATAAAGATCAAATGCATTTTTATTTGCAAGATAAGGATTACTTAAAGCAGGATCACTAACGCTTGGAATTTGCGTCCAATCAGTTTGTTGTAGTATATTTACTGCCGTAGTTTTATTTTCTTCTGCTGTTGGAGGGCCTGGTGGCGCTGGCGGTTGATTTGCTGCATCCCACGCTGTTAAACAACAATCAGTCCATGACGGAAGCACAGTAATATCTTGATTATCTTGGTCCCAAAACTCTATCCAGCCTGATGTTTCTTGCCATTGTAAAACCCTTATATTTGAAGGAATTCCGCAAGAAGATAAGTCAAGACCTAGATATCCTACCCCATCTTTTTTTACATTTCCATCTATAGGTATAATTGTTAATAACATTTTTTACTCCTTGTTCTTTGGTAATATTGGTTGATCGTCATCTTTTACATCTATTAATCCTGTAGCCACTCCAGCCGTGTGTAATAGAATTTGTTGGCTAGTTTGGTTTGCTTTAACCATTTCATTTCTAAAAGATTCTACTGCAGCACCTGTTGATCTTTGTTGCCCTGAATTTTCAATTAATAACATAGGCATCCAAGCTATTGCACATTGATATTCATCTACTTGATTTCCTGTATTAGTATCATATCCTTGTACTCTAGTAAACCAAGCACATTGTAAACCTATACAGTCTTTTTTTATTAATGGGCAATATGTTCCGTTTTTTAGTTGCATTTATAAACTCCAAATGTTTTGACACTTTATTTCTAAATTAACTGCTATTCTATATTCATCCGTCATGCTTTGACAGGGTTCATGCAACATATAATTAGGAAATATTATTAACTCTTTTTCTTTTGGATGATGTGTGTATATTATGTCGCGGTCATCATTAAAAAAATTTATACTTCCTGATGTTTCATCTGGCACATTTAAATAATAAACAGAATTAATCGTTGAAGTTCTTAAATGATTATGTATTCCATTTTTATAAAAGTCTTTATTATTTATATATGCCCAACCATCTTTTATATTAGTTGGATCTAAAACTAGTTCACCAAATAACTTTGTACTTTCTTGCAAAAACTTTTCATATATAGTATTTATAAAATCATACTTTTTATCTAACTTAAAATTGTTTCCTATAGTTAAATAAACTTGCGGTATTTCAGTTTTAGAATCTTTAATAATTTCATCATATAGTTTATCTTTATTATAATTAATATCTACTATAAAACTATATATAGGCAAATCATTTGTTAATTGCACTACATCCCCTATTAGTCAATACTTGCAATAATAAAGTCATAATATTTTACAGCTAAGTTAATAGCAGTACCCGTAAATGTACCCGAACCTGAACTAAATGAAAATGGGTGGGTGTGTGAACCGTCACCACCTGTTGCTTGTGAAGTTGCAGAATAGCTTGTATTTGAGTTTGCCCCTAGACCAGGAGCTGATGCATAAGGTTGAAAGTTGCCAAGACCAAGAACGTGGGTATGACTTGGTATTTGTGGTGTAGTAAGTGTTGTTGCACCTGCACTACCTGACACAGCTGTAATAGATACTGAACCCGCTGGGGTTTGTGATGCAAAAGCTGTTGTAAAGTCTACTGTACCACCGTTAACTACTGAGCCTGTAACAAAACGTAAAGCACTATTATTAATGGCTGCTGTTGTATCTTTAGTCCAACCTGTTGGCGCTGCTGTTTGTTGGAAGGACATACGAGTACCTGTTGGGAATGCTTTAGATGATACTGTAGTCCATGTAGGTAATGCACCTGCGCCACCTGATGTTAATACTTGGCCAGATGTGCCTACTGAAGCAACTGATTGATATGCACCGCCTGTTGTTGTACCGCCTACTATTACTGAATATGCTACGTTAGTTGTATTACCTGTACCGCCTTGATCTACGGCTAATGTACCTGAAGACGTTAAGTTTTTAGATGCGTCTGTAAATACAGGTTTACTTGCCGTTAAAGCCGCGTTAGTTATATTGCTTGTTACATAAACAGAGGATAGTGCTGTAGTTACATCAACAACGTTAGTACCATTATTAAATACCGGCATAGTTTTGCCTGCTGGTACTGTAACGCCTGTGCCTGTTGTATTTTTAACTGTAACTGCGTCTGCTAAACCATTATTAATTATATAAAATTTTTCAATTTGACAGCCAGATCCTAAAACAAGGTTACGAACTCCACCTGAAGTACCTGTTAAATTAAGTCGTAAGTTTCTAGCAGCTTGAGTAGCGTTTGTATCCGTAAGAGTTACCGTAACGTCTGCACTAGAGAAGGCCACATCAGCAGAACCTGTAATAGCTTCGCCAAGAGCCGCATCGCCTAAGTTAGTATTAGTTGTTGTACCCCACGTACCAGACTGTTCGCCTGTAGCTATGAGTTCTATTTTCAGTGCTGAATAGGTGCTTGCCATAATAAATTCCTTTTTAGTTTGCTATATTTTACTACAAATTGTTCTTTTTATGCTGCTATTTGCACCCATCCAGGTGTTTGTGTCGTATCTATCACGTTCCAATTCGGGTTACTTAGTGTAGCCGTACCACCAACTAAGGTTAAAGTGCCTCTTGGCGGTGTTATTACTCTGCTTACTACGGTTGAAGGCGCTATACCTGTTAATGTTACAGTGCCTACACTTGGTGTAACTACATTACCTGTTACTACAATACTTGGTGCTGAGCCTATTATAACTGACTGACCAGTAGGAGTAACTACTTGGCCGCCTACAGTATTAGGAGCATATCCTGTTATTGAAACAGTGCCTGTTGCGGGTTCACTATAAAAAGCAAATGTTAGAGCTGGTGCATACCCTTGTGCGTTTAGTGCACCTGTAACAAGCGGTATTACTGTGCCTCGTACTAATGTAGGCGCTATTCCTTGAACAGTTGCACTACCTACACTAGGTGTTATTACTTTACCACTTACTGCAAAAGGCGCTACACCCGCTAGTAATAAAGCTCCTACGCTAGGCGTAATTATATTTCCACTTACTACAACACTTGGTTCAGATCCTATTAATACAGACGCGCCTGTTGGAGCAAATATTTTACCGTTAACTAAGTTAGGTTCTTGTCCTACTATAGAGACAGCCCCTACTGAAGGCGTAACAACTTGTCCATTAACTAGTGAAGGTGCAAGGTTACCTCCCCACGCAGTGCCACCCCATTCTCCATAACCCCAACCAAACGCACTATATATGGCGCCGGTTCCCGGAGTAATTACACTGCCTGCTGGTATAGTAGGCGCATATCCTGCAACACTTATATTACCTACAGAGGGTTGTATAAAAAACTCTCTAAATAATGTAGGCGCTATTCCTTGTACTGATACCGTACCAACATCAGGAGTTATTATGGCCCCTCGTAATACAGTTGGTGCAGTACCTGTTAACGCTAATGTTCCAACGCCTGTAACAACGTTAAAAGTTCGTTCTACTGACGGAACTGATCCTGATAAAGTTAATACCCCTACACTAGGGTCAATAACAGTACCTTCACCGAACCCGGCAGAGCTCCAGGTTCCTCGTCCCCAGCCAGTTGTTACAGCCATGACTAAACTCTTAAGTTAGAGTAAAGATGCCGGTAGCAGCAGGTAAAACTGTCAATGTATTTGGTGATGTAACAGTAAATTGACTAGATGATAATTGGCAGAAACATAATAATCTACCAGCAGTAGCGCCAGTTGAGTTACGTAAAACCGCATATTTAATGTTAGTCAATGAAGCACCAGAAGCTGTAAATGCTAAACCTACTGTAGACATTGTGAACTTCATTTGTTTTGCTGAAGCACCTACTGTCCAGTATGCTGTTGCTGGTACTAAGTTTTTACCGCCTGTTGTATAACCACCTGTTGCAGCAATTTCATTTGTTATTTGTGAGTAAGCAGTTAAAGTAAATGTTGATGCATTACTTGCGCTTGTCGCTAATAACATTTTGAATACGCCAGCTCCGAGAGTGATCGTTCCGTTACCTATATATTTTTTGGCACTATTATATAATTGCCATGCTGTTGCAGCCATATTAAATCTCCTTTAAGTCGGCGTATGAGGCGCCTGTTTCTAAAATATGATGGAGTAACCCACCATAGATGTTTAATTCTATTTCATCCCCTAGCATGCGAATCAAATCAATAAATTCTTGTGCTTGAGAGATCATCCACGGATTGCAGCTGAATATTTTCCCGCCCACGTTTACGGGTATGACTGGCTGTCCATCATTTTCTTGTTGCTCATATGCATGGTGAACTTCTTTTTCATCTAAACAAGAATCACATCCAAAGAGATGAAACTGTTTAAATCCTAACATTCTAAATAATGGTATTGTTCTTAAAAGGACTGTTGATCCTCCTGGAACTGGATACCATGTTTTATAATGTTTAGCTAATATGTCATTTAGCAATTCCGCGCTTGTATGCCATATATAAGTTCTGTCTTTTGGAAGCCCATCAAATATAGTAGGGTCACACTGAGAAGCAATAAAATACTTACAATGATCCACTATAGGTTGAGTAAACCGTACATTGAAAGGTCTAGCATCTACCATAACCATAGCAGACGGCGTAATACCATTATCAAGGCACCATTTATAAGCCCCATTAATTGTGATCAGTTTAACACCATCAGCCCTCTTTTGTCTAATAGTTTCAAGGTGTTCATTCAATGATGGTCCACCGCCCACAATCATAACTTCTTGGTCATTCGTAGGGTAAGGTTGAACCTGCATAAAACCCCTTTGAATGTTGTATTCTACGTTCGCTTTGATAGTTTCTTCGTCGGTATTAATAACACCCCTATCAACAACGTCTTCACCTTTCATCCAAGCACTTACATAAAATAAGCAATAGCCAGGTGCTTCCTTAGACCAATGAATAATACAATCTCGTTCAATAAACTTCTTTAGCCACCACTCATATGGGTGCACACTTAAATGAAGCTTATGTCCTACCACTTTACCCATGATGTCATCTTCAGTAGCAATTTGAAAGAAAACATGCTGGCAAGCAGCTAAACAATTATCTAATACTTTATCTACATGATGAGGTCTAATATGCTCCATCACGTCCGTACAAAATCCATAAGCTGCTTTAACAGGTAAGGGTTCAGATAAGTCTGCCTCTACAAATCGCATAGCATGCTTCTGTGTTTCTAACATCGGTCGAATATCTTCGTCTAAACAATTATCTGCGAAGTCAACCATAGTGACATTTAAGCCACCGAAAAAAGCTAAGTTAAGAGAGCCACGTCCAGTGCCACATCCTAAGTCTAATACTGACGCCCCTTTAGGAGGTCTAGCTTGATTCAAAAATTCTTGTGCAATGTGTTCGCCCGGAGCTACTACTCTGTACTCTGGTATGTTCCACATCATCTTATATAAATCTTTTTCTAACGGCCTTACATTACTTACTTTAACTTGCGGTGCTTCTGAAAACACAGAAGATATCGTTGTCATTTATGCGATCCTTATAATTGCAGCGTCCGATGTAGATGCTGGGAATGTTACTGTAAAAGTTTGCGCGGTAGCGGTTTTAGTGCCACCAAAGTTTAATACTGCTACTGCTTTATTACCTTGAGTACTATTATATATCAAAGCACCGTCTGCTGAAAAGCTTGCACTAGTCCAACTAGAATTATCAAAGTTTAACCATGCTGTTGTTTCAGTACTTGTTGATGTTGGAACTTGAGATATAACTAATGTATTACCACCTGCTGTAT